AAATAATAGTATGAAGATAATAGTGCTTCTTCAGCAAAAAAACTTGTTAATATAATAGGAGAATCAAAATGCCTTTTCAACTTAGTCCAGGAGTTTCGGTTGTCGAGAAAGATTTCTCGTCAATTGTTCCAGCGGTTTCGACTTCGGCTGGTGCATTTGCTGGTTCGTTTAGATGGGGACCTGTAATGGATCCCGTTCAACTCTCTTCAGAAAACCTTTTGGTTGAGAGATTTGGAGCACCTAACGATGCCAACTTTATGTCATTTTTCACAGCAGCAAACTTCCTGTCTTACACAAATAATCTTTTAGTCGTTCGCGCTGATGCGGATGGTTTGAAGAACGCTGTAACAACTCCTTCGGGATCTGTTTCAGGAATTACGCTTACGGACGGTGGTAGTGGATATGCTTCTGCTCCTGCTATTAACATTGGTGCATCAGATAACGGTGGAACGGATGCCACAGCAACTGCTGTTCTTGCTACTACTGGTGGCGAAGTGGTATCAATTGCTGTTGGCGCTGGTGGTGATGGATATACTGTCGCACCAACAATCACAATTTCTGCTCCCGCAGCTGGGGGGTCTACAGCAACCGCAGTAGCATCTGTTGTTGATGGGGCAGTTGATGGAATCACTGTTACAGACGGTGGATCTGGATATGCTAGCGGAGAAACTGTAACAATTACCATTACTGAAGATGCTGGTGATACTATCACTACTGCAGCAACAGCGACTGCTACTTTAGGATTTGCTATCGCAAGCATTACTCTTGATGAGGCAGGAACAGGATACGACTCCTCTCCTGACGTAACAATTTCTGGTAATGCAACTGCTACTGCAGGATCAATCACTCTTGCTGGAGTTAAAATCAAGAATACTGATGAATACCTCGATGCATATTCAGGTGGACAGGGATTGACTGGAGAGTTTGCCGCAAAGTATCCTGGAACCTTGGGTAACTCTATTTCAGTTCACATGGCAGATTCTTCGACTTGGACAAACTGGGCTTCTCAATACAAAGCAGAGTTTGACGGTGCTCCTGGAACTTCTAGTGCTGCTGTTGGTGCAAATAAGTCATCTGCTGATGATCAAATCCACATTCTGGTTCTTGACACAAATGGTGCCTGGACTGGCACTGCTGGAGCAGTTATTGAGAAGTTCTCATACCTTTCTAAAGCAGGAGATGCTAAGCGTTCAGATGGATCCGCTGCGTACTACAAAGACGTAATTAACTCTCAATCAAAGTATGTTTGGTGGACTGACCACCCAACTGATGTTGGTGCAGGTACTGCTTGGGGATCTGCTTTGCAAACTATGACTGGCGAATCATTCGCTGCACTAACAGCACCAGTTGCTGCAGTGTTGACTGGTGGTGAAGACGATTTCAACCTGACTGATGCTGCACATCAAAATGCTCTGGCTATCTTTGCAAATGATGAGTTGTATGATATTGCTCTGGTTGCTATGGGTGCTGCTTCTGCAACAACTGCTACTTACGCAATCAACAATATTGCAGAGGCTCGTAAAGATTGCATGGTATTCGTTTCTCCTCAAGATTCAGAAGGAAATGTAATCACCAATAGCACTCTTGGTTATATCGAAAAACTTATTACTTACCGTGATGCATTACCCTCGACTTCTTATGGCGTAATGGATTCTGGCTTTAAGTATCAGTATGATCGTTATAACGACAAGTATCGTTATGTTCCACTGAATGGTGATACCGCAGGTATTTCAGCTCGTACAGACTTTGAAGCCGATCCTTGGTTCTCTCCAGGTGGGTTTGCTCGTGGTCAGGTTAAAAATGTTGTTAAACTGGCAGTTACTCCTAGCAAACTAGAGCGTGACGAACTGTATAAAGTTGGTATCAACCCTGTAGTAACTTTCCCTGGTCAGGGCACTGTACTGTTTGGTGATAAAACCTTGTTGGCACAGCCTTCTGCGTTTGATCGTATCAACGTCCGTCGTCTGTTCATTACTGTTCAGAAAGCGATCGCTACAGCTGCTAAGTTCCAGTTGTTCGAGTTCAATGATGCGTTTACTCGTGCTCAGTTCCGCAACCTTGTTGAACCCTTCCTCCGTGATGTACAAGGACGTAGAGGTATCGTTGACTTCCGTGTGAAGTGTGACGATTCTAATAACACTGGCGAGGTAGTTGACCGTAACGAATTCGTTGCTGACATCTTTATCAAACCAAATCGCTCTATCAATTTCATTACTCTTACCTTTGTGGCAGCACGCTCTGCGGTAAATTTCGATGAAATTGGAGCCTAAATATAAAGGTAAACAAGGAGAAAACTAATGGCTAACATTTCTGATTTTAAAGCACAACTATCTGGTGGTGGCGCACGTGCTAATCAGTTTCGTGTTATTTTGTCATTCCCTAGTTATGTAACAGGTGCAACAGTTTTCGGTGCTCAAGCGCAGTTCTTATGTAAGGCTGCGCAGCTCCCTGCTTCAACGGTAGAAAACGTCCCAGTTAACTATCGTGGTAGGGTTCTGAACATCGCAGGCGAACGTACCTTTGCACCGTGGAATGTGACAATTCTTAACGATACTGATTTTGGTATTCGCAACGCTCTCGAGCAATGGTCAAATGGAATTCAGAACTACACTTCAACTGAAGGACGTGTTAACCCACGTGATTATCAAGTTGATTTGCAAGTTCAACAGCTTGACCGTGGTGGTGCAATCATCAAAGAATATAAGTTTGTTGATGCATACCCAATTGAAATTGGCGATATCGCACTAAGCTACGATAACGCTAACGAAATTGAAACTTTCGATGTTTCTTTCCAGTACAACTTCTGGGAGTCAAATACATCGAGTGGATCAAGCCCATTCGGAGTTAATGTATCAGTTGATACTCCGCTTGGTTCGTTCCCAATCAATATTTAATATAATTGAGGTTGATATAGTATGGCTGAAATTTTTGGATTTGAGATCAATCGGAAGAAACCGCAGGTGGAACTGGCTAGTCCAGTTCCCCCTTCTCAAGAAGATGGATCCACCACCGTCACTGGGGCAGCTTGGTACGGCATGGTTCTTGATATGGGAGAGGTTGTTAAGAATGAAAACGACCTTATCCGTAGGTATCGAGAAATTGCACAATATCCTGATGTTGATGGAGCAATCGAAGACATTACCAATGAAGCAGTAGTTGCTGAAGGTAACAAAAGAGCTGTAGATATTATTTTAGATGACGTTCAAGTATCTGAAGGTGTAAAAACTAAGATACGAAATGAATACTTAGAAATTCTTGATATGCTGGATTTTGATCAAAGAGCGCATGATATATTCCGCTCTTGGTATATTGATGGAAGACTTTTCTATCATATCCTGATCGATCCAGACAATGTTAAAGAGGGGATTCAAGAACTACGTTATATTGATCCGAGAAAAATTCGTAAGATCAAAAACGTAAAAAAGGAAAAGAACACACAGGGTGTTGAGGTTATTAAGAAGGTAGATGAATATTATCTTTTTAATGACAAAGGGATTAATTCAGGAAGTTTGACTGGCGTCAAAATGCCTATTGATTCTGTAATTTATTGTCAGTCTGGTAGTGTTGATGCTAACACTGGTATGACGCTAAGTTATTTGCATAAAGCAATCAAAGCGACAAACCAACTTAAATTGATTGAAGACTCTTTGGTAATCTACAGAATTAGTAGAGCACCAGAGCGTCGAATTTTCTATGTTGATGTTGGTAACTTACCTAAGCATAGAGCTGAGCAGTATGTTAACGACATTATGAACAAGTTTAGAAATAAGGTTCAATATGATGCGGCAACTGGTGAAATCCGAGATGACAGAAAACATATGTCAATGCTTGAAGATTTCTGGATGCCTCGTCGTGAGGGTGGTAAAGGTACTGAGATTACTACTCTGCCTGGAGGGACGAATCTTGGAGAGATTCAAGATATTGAATACTTCCAGAAAAAATTATATCATGCGCTGAACGTGCCTTTTTCGAGACTACAGCAAGACAATGGCTTTAACCTCGGAAAGACTAGCGAAATTACTAGGGATGAAGTTAAGTTTAATAAGTTTATCCAAAGGATTCGTAAAAAGTTTAGTAAACTATTTTTGGATACGCTTCGTGTTCAGTTAGTTGCTAAGGGTATTATTAATATTGATGACTGGGACGAGATGGAAAAACGCATCAAGTTCCGCTTTCATAAGGATAATTATTTTTCTGAGCTAAAAGATGCTGAGATATTGACAAACAGAGTGCAGTTACTTGCAATGTTAGATCAAAATCAATTGATTGGCAAATACTATTCACAGGCTTGGG